CCACCCGGGGCCACTGCCAGGCGACACCACCCGGGGCCGCCACCTGGGGCCGCCACCTGGGGCCGCCACCTGGGGCCACTGCCAGGCGACACCACCCGGGGCCGCCACCTGGGGCCGCCACCCGGGGCCGCCACCTGGATGAACATATGTAATCATACTGATATTTACATATTGACATATGAGCATATAAACATATGTAATCATGCTGATATTCACATATGAACATATAAACATATAAACATATGAACATATAAACATATAAACATATTTTCGCGGATTGTTCCAGGCGAGCGCAAACCTTGCATCGGCATCCCCCCTACTGCCCAAAAAATTAAAAAAAATTTTTCAAAAAAGGGTAGTTGTGTTAGGATGTAGCTATGGGAATCTACGCCTCTCTCAAATCTCTGGTTCGCTCACGGACTCCATACTATGGGTGGGGTGGCCAAGGTGGTGGCTATCGACCATACACGGTAGTGCTGCCCGGCACTACGTATGATTACGGCCCATTGATGGCGATGGGCTTATGGAAAAACGCGACTGTTGCGTCTGGGATCCACTGGCTGTCGAGGAACTGGACTGTTCCGCATTTGCAGGTGGTAAGGGTGGGCAGTGATGGGATCAAGGAACCGATCCGCGACCATCCTGCTTTAGGATTATTGCGTAGGCCCCACAAGAGGGTAGGCGAATCTGCGTTCATTGGAACGTATGTGAGGGATCAGATATGCTATGGGAACAACTGGATTGAGAAAGTTCGCAACGGTCTTGGCGAACCTGTTGAGTTAAAGCATTGGCGACCTGACCGTGTGAATCCAATTTACCCAACAGACGGCTCAGAGTATTTGACATACTGGCGTTACAACATTAACGGAAGCTTCCTTGACGTACAGCCTGACAACGTAATTCACGTAAGGCAGTACATAGACATGGATCAAGACCGTTCGGGCTGGTGTCCACTACATGCGGCTATCAGGGCGATAGCGACTCTTAATGAGGCGCAAACTTACACTGCATCTCTGCTTAGGAATTTTGGTGTACCTGGGATGATAGCGACTCCAAAAGGGGATTTTACGGTAAATTCAGAAGATGCTTTGGCGATCAAGCAAAAGCTTCAAGACGCGACATCTGGTGATGAGCGTGGTGGCGTAGTAGTGCTTACGGGTGCGTATGACATTGTAAAATCTGGAATGACGCCAGAGGAGATTGGTCTGCACTTGATAACAAAGGTTCCGCAAGCGGAAGTTTTGTCTGTAATGGGACTGAATCCTGACGTACTTGGATTGAACGTCGAAAACTCTGGTGCTTACGGAAGTTATGCAGAGGCGATCCGGGCGGCTTACGTGCATGGATTGATACCGCTTCAAAAGACGTTTGCGGATGAAATGACGCACCAGTTATTGGTCGATTTTGAAGATCCAGAGGATGTAAGGGCAGGTAGGATAAAATTCAGTTTTGACTATTCTCCTGTTGAAGAACTGGATGATCGGGAACAGATATCTGCAAACCGTGCGATAAGGCTTTTTGCTGGCGGTGTTACGACTTTAAACGAGTCGAGGGATATTGTAGGCAAGGGCAAGTCGGATTCGGCTGATGCGGACTTGGTTGGAATTGACAGGGACAAACTTCGTGCGGAGATGATTCCTCAAGGGAAAGTTTCTGAGGGCGACAATATTGGGTCGATAAAAGTTCCTCCCAGTGGCATGGAGAGGTCGAAGATTGAAGGCGAGAGAAACAGCGACCCGTTGAGTCCAAGCCGGTCGGGTGTGAACAAATCCGCCTCTTCTTTGCCGTGGTATCACGCTATGATGGAAGGGATTAGCGAAATTGAAAACACTTTGGATTCCGATGATTCCGATGATTCTGCGGTCAATGAGTGGGTAGTTCCAGAAGTGAACAGTCAGCCATTAGATTCTATGGAGACATCGCAAAATGCCTGATATTAATTTCCTTCCAACGACATTGAATATATCGGCAATTGCTGGCGATGACGTAAGATTTATTGTTTCTGTAACCACAGGAACAAACTGTTCAGACACGTTTGTGAATATAGCAAACACGACATTTGCTTCTGCTTTCAAAACAACAAACACAACATACAACGCAACGATATCGTCAAATGTGACTACGGGGAACGTGACGGTAACATTCTCAGATACGCAAACTTTGGCGGCGGGTGCTGGCAATTGGCGATGGTGGATGACGTTTACGGATTCGGACATTACACGCACAAGAATCTTGGGCGATTTTAAGGTGATAAGTCGTGCCTGATCCAACTGACGGAAACTACAGGGTTACGGTAAAGGTGGAGCCAACTCCATCTGTAATAATTGCTAATCCAGCTAATCAAAACTACACGGTAAAAGTAGATTCGACTCAATCTGCAAAAATTGGCGTTGGCTTGCAAGGGCCTATTGGTGCAACTGGCCCGCAAGGCGCAACTGGCCCACAAGGTGCGTCGTATACGCTCCCTATAGCCACAAACGGCACTCTTGGCGGTGTGATTGTCGGCGGCAACCTGACAATTAGTGGGAATGGGGTTTTAAGTGCCCAATCTTCAGCATGGGGAAATATTACAGGCGTGCCAAATATTACAACAGGCGACGACGGTACAATCAATATTTATGGTGCTGTTCAACAAACAACCGGCATACGAGCAAATGCCACACTGTCCACGTTTTTTCAAGTTACTACTGGATCAAACCTAGTATTTGCTGGAGAAAATGCAAATATGGTTTATGGCGGGAATGCAAATATGACATCTTTCCAGAGCGATCAATATTCACTTGTTTTCAGAAGCCAAACCAGAAACAGGCGTCTTTCGTTAGGACATTTAGGCTCCCCAAATCCATTTACGACGCAGGGGGTTTATATGACGAATGTTGACAATACCGGCACAACCTCACAACTTGATCGAGTACAAGCAGGCGTCTTTTACTCAAAATATTGCATGATGCTTGAGCATATCGATGGGAATTCTACGGGGGGAGGCACATCGCAAATGCTGATAAATTCCGGCCATGTCGAGCTAAGATATACGCAACCATTGACGCCATACAGTCTTTTAACCCTAGCACAATGTGATGCACGATACGTCAAAATTGTTGCACCGAGAGGCAATGGTACAGGATGAGTATATTAGAGCAACAACATGAAGGCTTTATCCAGTATTTTGGATCAAATGGAAGCCATTGCGCTGGTGGATACAGATACTTCACAGTCCAGACTTTGCAGCCTAACCCAAACGGGACATCAACACTTCAAGATTACCACGTTGCAAACGCTATTACGGTCTATTCTGCTGCAAACAATTACACTTCGTACTCTGCGATAGATCTTTATCCGGACGGTAATATCACCATAACGGCTTCTTCGTCCACTTTAAACAATATAACAATCTGGTCAGCCAACTCGATCCTGACCCAGTCTTATGCCGACGGTCGATATGCCGCAATTTCTACCACAATTGACGGTGGGACAGCAACAACCACCAACACAGGCTCTTACGATGGCGGGAGTGCAACAGCAAACTAATGGCACTAATACAAGTCAGACGCGACACCGCCGCCGCTTGGACATCAGCCAACACCACGTTGGCAACGGGTGAAATCGGTTTTGAAACCGACACCGGGAAATACAAAATCGGCAACGGGACGGCATGGTCGGCACTCGGTTACGCAGCCGCCAGAGCCTACAGCGACCTGACGGGCACGCCAAATCTGACGGTCTATTTGACCACAGCGAACGCATCCACGACTTATCAGCCTCTGGGCAATTATGCAACCACATCATGCCTGACGTTTAGCAATATTACTGGCAAGCCAACAACGCTATCAGGCTATGGCATCACGGACGGCTACAGCACAAGCAACCCTTCCGGCTACATCACTGCTGGCGCAAACAGCTTTACAGGCGCGCAGAACCTACAGGATAACGAACTGATCCGAGCCAAGATCAGGGACTATTCCGAAACGGTCTCCAGCCCAACGATCTCAGCCGGAACGCTCACGCTCAATCTTGAAACGTCCAATATCTTTACGGTCAGCCTCAATGCTGCCATCACCACACTGACGATCAGCAATACTCCTGCAAGCGGTTCTGGCGGCTCATTCACTTTGATATTTACGGCTGACGGAACAGCACGGGCAGTCACTTGGCCTGCGGCTATCAAATGGGCGGGCGGAACTGCTCCAACGCTCACATCGACTTCCGGTAAGGCCGATACCTTTGCATTCCTTACCAGCAATGGTGGGACGAGTTGGCAAGCGTACGTTGGAGGCCAGAACTTCTAATGATTGCCACAAGGCTTCGCCAAAAAAACGCAGGACAAACGCCAAGCGAGTGGACCCTAGGCATACAAACCACTGCGGTCAGCCAATCGTTTGGAATGAACCTACAAAACGGGACGGGCTTTTCTGTTTCGATTGATTGGGGAGACGGATCAGCCGCAGAAGTCTTTTCCACCACGGGGATTAAAACGCACACGTATTCCGCGATTGGGGCGTATAGCATACGCATGACCTGTACTGGCCTTTGTAACATGGCCGTAGCTAGTACAAACCCGGGGCTTGTCGTTTCCACTTCAGCGATTCCACCGGCATTTTCCACAGGAGGTGGAACGCCATTCAGCAGCACGTTTCTACAATGTGCCAACTTGGCAAGCGTCCCGGAAGACGTTTTTTGGTACACCGGGACTGCAATTACTAGCAACTCATTTAACCAGACGTTTAAAGGCTGTACATCATTAAACAATATATCCGCAAGACTGTTCGAGAAGGCTATAAGCGCAAGTAGCACTGCGTTTACTAGCACGTTTGAGCAATGCACGGGCCTGACAAGTATCCCAGCGGACCTGTTCCGTTATAATATCGGGCTGACCACCCAGGCATTCCAAAGCGCATTCCAGCAATGCACAGGCCTGACCAGTATCCCAGAAGACCTATTCCGCTATAATATTGGACTAAGCACCTTAGCATTTATTTCCACTTTCCGAAATTGCACGGCCCTTACCAGTATCCCTGCAGACCTGTTCCGTTATAATACCGGGCTAACCTCGCAGCCATTTTCAAACACGTTTTTTGGCTGCGCGAGCCTAACTAGCATCCCTACAGACCTATTCCGCTACAATGCTGGAATAACAACCTCAGCGTTCAGTTCTACTTTTCGAGATTGCACAGGACTTACCACGATTTCCGTGGATCTGTTTCGCTACAATGCTGGAATAACAACTTCAGCATTCAGCGCGACATTTATGGGCTGTACCGGTTTAAGCGGGTACGCAGTCCAATCGGATCTTTTAAGGTATAACACATTAATGTCAGGCACATCCACTGCATCAAGCATGTTTAGCGGTGTCGCGTTAAACACGGTTGCATATAGCAATCTGCTGATCTCGCTGAATACCTACCTGACCGCAAGCAGTTTGGGGTTTGGTGGAGGCCTATCAAAATACGACACGTCCGCAACAACAGCAAGAGCCGCTCTAGTTGCAAGAAGTTGGTCTATTGTAGACGGAGGAGCAGCTTAAAATGTATTGCCAGATCATCGCTAACGTCATTCAAGAGCCTCAAAACCTGCCGATTGTATTTGGAAACGTCAGCAATTTCCATCTATTGACAAACCCTGAACTAGCCAGATATGGCTGGTATCCTTTCATGATGACGGCTCCGCCAATCATCAATCCAGCAGTGCAAAAGCTAACCGAACGGCGAACATTCAGCGGCGTCGTGGTATTGCAATCGTGGTCAGCATCAACGATGACAGCGGCTGAGGCTCTGGCTTATGCAACCGCAACATTGACGGATATCGCAAACGCAATCGACTCGTTTTTGGACCAAGCAGTACAACCTGCTTACAAAACAATTGTCTCGGCCAAAAGCTGGCTAAGCAGCAGCGAGCCAAAATGGGCAGCCGAGGCAAGTCAAGCCAACGCTTATTCAGATCTTGTGTGGATCAAGCACAAGAATCTCATTGCGGCTGTTGAGGCCGGTACTCAGCAAGTACCAACAAAGGCCGCATTCTTTGAACAATTTCCACCACTCTGGCCACCACCACCATCCAATGGAAACGGGCCTCTCGTATGATCTTTGCAACCCTCACAACGCTGATTCTTGCGTTCATGCCACCGCCTTACGAGGCCACCGTCACAGACGTGCACGATGGCGACACTATTAAAGTCACAGTTCCGGGCGAACCCGATAAAATCGAAATTCGGCTCTACGGTATCGACTGTCCGGAAATCAAAGTCAGCACAAAAATCGTTAATGGGAAACGAGTCGAAACCAAGTACGACAAAGGCACTCAGCCCTATGGCTTTATCGCTCGTGCCAAACTGTCGCAACTCATTTATGGCAAGAAAGTGACGGTAATTACCGAAACAAATGCCAAGACTTATGGCCGTACCGTCGCTCGCATCAAATGTGACGGAGTGGATATCAATACGGCCATGGTCGAGATGGGCATGGCACACTGGTACGAACAATATGCCAAGCACGATACCGAATTGCAATCGGCACAAACTAAAGCCAAAGCAGCCAAGATAGGTATCTGGATCGACCCTAATACTATTGCACCTTGGGAATTCAGGAAGAAG